CTTTTGGGAACTTATGAATGGGAAGCCTCAAGTGACCCATCAGAGTGTCCTATTGTCAAAGCCCCTGCTTGGATATTACAATTACTCAACAAAGATAAAGACCTCGAATTCCAAACAGAAAAAATCATGGAAGGATTGCGAAGTGCATATCTGTGTAGTATAGGTGGGGCATTAAGAACTAGAGGGGTTTCATTCCAGGCAATAAAAGCGTGTCTTTTAGAAGAGAATACGCAACGGTGTGACCCTCCTCTATCAAACCTAGAAGTTTTTACAATAGCAAAAAGTATGATGAATTATTCACCCAAGGTAGAGATGCAAAAATTAAGGATAAGTAAAGATGCCAGTATTCATTGATATAGAAGCAGTAATCACAATGTTCAAATCTACCTATCGTAATTCTTATTTACGAGGTGATGAAATAGCTAGGATTGTGGAGTTAAGGTATGGACAGCAAGAGCAAAAATCGGGAGCTTATGCCAGAAACAGCAAAGCTAGTGGACAAGTTTCGGACGGTCTTCCCGAAGATTAAAGTTTTATACGCAGAAGAAGGTCAGTATCGGGTAGGTAAGAAGCCTGACCCAAGTAAGTATGTAGTCCCATGTATTGATGAGAGAAAATTAGTTAAGAAAGGCGGTAAAAAATGAGCATGAGAAAGCAAGTTAGAAAAATGCAACGTGAAGCACAAAAGAAAGCAGATAAAGAAGCATTAAAACAAATGTATATGCCAAAAGGATTGCGTCAGTTCTTTAAACGTCATGGTTATGGTGCTGAAAGAATCCTATCAACATATGCAAAGTTTAACTGGAGATAAGAATGAGTGAGCAAACACCTATTAAAGATTTTCCCATGCAGGACGCAATGATGTCTGACATGGTTGCATTAGACATTATGGGGGCAATGATTCAATCAGACCTAGCTAAGAACCTAGAACATCCTATGAGCCAAATAACGGCTATTGGATTTGCATTTGCTAAAGAGTTCTTAAAACAACGTGAGGAATGGCTAAAGCCTAAAGAAGAAAAAGAAGAGTCTAAAATAGTGGTGGGATAAATGACTCCTATTATTATTTGTTCTAAGACGCAAAAGACTTTACCTGTCCTATTAAAGTCTATTGAATGCTATGTTCCTCAAGATGTAGAAATTTATCTATGTTGTGAGAACGATAGTTATTCCAAATTATTGCCAAATCATAAAGTAAAACACTTTATTCATTCTTATGATACAGGTGGTAAAGCATGGAATTTTCTAACGAGTAAAGCATTTGAAGACCACGAAGAAGTTATATCATGCGCTGATGATGTGGTTCTTAATCCCAATAGCTATCAATTACTCCTAGAAGATGTTGAAATTCTTAAATCAACAGGTAAAAAGATTGGACAAGTTTGTGCTAGAACAAATTATGCCAAAGGTTATCAAAATGTTAGATATGGCCCAGGAAAATTGATGGGATTAGGTTATGAGAGTGAAGCTCAAATAGTTCCCGTAGATTATGTTGCTGGTATATTTGGTTGGTCTCAAAAATCCACATGGATACCTTGTCCACCTATTGATTGGTATTCAGATGACATAGTTTGCTTAGATATGGTCAAAAATGGCTGCACTCACTATGTATCTCGTAGCTACATTCATCATATTGGCTCTGTGACTTATGGGCATAATTTTGAACAGTTAAGTAATGATTCTAGGGAATGGATTGAAGAAAACAGACCAGAATTAGTAGAAAGGTTTTTCAAATGAGAAAAATTATGGTAGGGACACCTGCCTATGATGGCAAGGTAGATTTAGATTTTATGATGTCATTTTTCCAAACAATGGAATTATGCGTTATGAATGACATTCAACTAACTCTTAAAACAATCGTAGGATGCTCACTGATTCAAAAAGCACGAGATGAGCTATTTCGCATTGCTTATGAGAATGAAGTAGATGACCTTATTTTTATTGATTCTGACCAATCTTGGACACAAAAGGACTTTGGTAATCTGATTTCTCCTACTGTGGATGTCATTGGTGGTGCAGTTATCTCTAAAAATGACTTAGTTCACTACAACGTTAAGACATTTGATGGTCATTATGAGATGTATTATGGCCTTATCGTTGCAAGAGCAGTAGGAACTGGCTTTATGAGGTTCTCTAAACGTGCCATAAAGATGCTTTGGGAATCTTCTCCAGAATACAAAGACGGAGATAAGACTTACCGCCATGTATTCGAGACTAAAGTAGTAAATGGTCAATTATTAGGTGAAGATGTCTGCGTCTGCCATAAGTGGCGTGAATTTGGCGAGAATGTCTATGTTCATCCTGATATTTCTGTATCTCATATTGGTAAAAAGCGTTGGGATGGTGGAAGTTTTAAAGACTATGTAAGGATTGCAAACGCAAATTGGGAGGCAGAGAATGATAAGTCAGCGTGATATTGAGAAAGCATTAGACTTTCTTAGGGATTCTGCCGAGCAAGCTGCAGTCAATCGGTCAAATAGGGTCACTGTTGAGGACTATTTAAAGGTTATCAAAGCTCAACAAATGGCAAAATATCAAGACCTTCCAGTAAACGCCCAAGAACGAAATGCCTATTTAAGTATGGAATATATTACACATTTAGAAGCCATTAAAGAGGCTATTTATGAGGATGAAAAGCTCAGATTCCTTATAGATGCAGCCAAATGCAAGATAACCGCATGGCAAACCATGTGTAAAACAGGGGTGGAATTATGAATGACCCAGTAAATCATCCTAAACATTACACATCTCATCCATCTGGTATTGAGTGCATTCAAATTACACGGCACATGGGATATAACTTAGGAAATGTATTTAAGTATGTATGGAGAGCCGACTTAAAAGGTAAAGATATTGAAGATTTAGAAAAGGCAGCCTTTTATTTATTAGATGAAATTGAAATTAGGAAAAAAAATGTCAAGCTATCTAAAAACTAAGCCCTATCGTAATCCACAACTCCTAAAATTGGCAAAAGATGCCCCTTGTTCTTTGTGCTGTTCATACGGAACCACCGTGTCAGCACATTCTAACCTATTGGAGCATGGAAAATCTATGGGTCGCAAAGCTGATGACTGCTACATAGCGTATTTATGCCATTCTTGCCATGCAAATTTAGACCAAGGAAAAGACAGTTACGAAGAAAAAAAATTAAGATGGTTTGAGGCTATGGCAAAGACTTACCATTGGCTATTGACTAACTCTTACTTAATCATTAACCCAATCGGCAACACACAAGGGAGAGAATTCCAATGACAAACGAAAAGCAAAAACCAATTACCGAAGAATATAGAAACAACTACGACTCTATATTTAAACCTAAAGGTACAAAAACAGAAGAGAAAATTGAACCTAAAAAGACAAAAAGAAAGTATAAAAGAAAGCCATATACAGCTTATGGACAGTCAATTCAGTCAATAAGAATGGGAATGGGAGACTAGTTTGATTCTAGGCATTGACCCAGGTTTAGACGGAGGAATAGCAATTATCAATGGCTCAGAAATTGAGCTACTTGAGACCGTCCCAACCGAACCAAAAGGTGGATTTATCAAACGACAAGTAGATGCTCAAAAATTAAGCAACATACTAAGGGTTTACCCTATATCAGTATGCTATCTTGAGAGGGTGGCATCAAGACCTGGTCAAGGTGTGGGTTCAGTATTCTCATTTGGAGATACCTACGGCTGCATTAGAGGCGTTTTGGGAGCATTAAACATACCAACCTATACCGTAGCCCCACAGACATGGAAAAAAGAGCTTAAAATCAGTTCTAAGGAAGATTCACTAAAGGCTATCAAAGAATTATACCCCCTACTAAAAATGAGAAAAAAAGACCATAACATCGCAGAGGCTCTTTTACTCGCATTGTATGGTAAGAAAGAGAGAGAAAATGTCAAAAATGACCTTTGAAGAATGGAATTCACGCTATAACAGTGAAGAGGCATCGAACTATGACCGAGAGTTTAGAGTTCAATTTATTAGTGATTACCTATTAAATCCCAACATGGCATCAATTTGCCGTAAACATAATGTCCCATACGCTACTGCCATAAGTTGGAAGTCTAAAAATTGGTGGTTTGACATTTCCGAAGATATCCTACAAAACCATAAAGAGGAATTACTAGCCAAGCAACGGGCAATCCTTGAGAAAACCTACAACGAATTAGACGATAGATTAGAGAATGGAGACGAATTCTTTTACCCAGAACAAGGTCATGTAAGGGTCAAAGTCAAAGCCAATCACCTAGCCACGATTGCCGACACTACACTAAAGGCTAATCAATTACTACAAGGGAAGGCTACACAAATAAGCCATGTGACCATTGAATCCCTTGCAGATAAATTGCGGACAATCACTCAAGAGGCTATTGACATCACTCCAAAACCTCAAACCATTCAGCAGATAGAACAAAAGCCCCTAATTGAAGAGTAGGTTCTACTAAAGGCTTTTGATTATCTTGACCCCCTCGGATTTCCTTCTTAACCCTCGCAAATGTTCTAGAAATATCCGTTTTACTTGAGGGGGTATATTTAAAACGAGGGTCTAATATGCTTGTGGGTTTGGTCATAGCTCATCCTTATAAATTATCAATAATTGCTTGAGTTGCTCTCCATCAATAATACCTCGACCAAAAGCAATCGATAGCATGAGATGGGTTTTAACATTGTCGGACACTATCCCATCATTGATAAATGCTTGAGAGCAATTTTTAGCCAATCTCTCTGCCTCCGCAGCGGATAGCTTTCCCTCGTCAAATTGGTAAAAAATATCGTTTATAGACTGATACAAGTCTTCTAAGTGGTAAGCCATCATATCCCCTTAACTAAGTTGTCAAAATATTCTTGTGGCTTGAGTGTGGCTAAATGAGTCCATTCGTTTATATGTCTGCTTGTGGTCTTACTCCAGAATTTATCAGTCTTAAAAAATGCCCCATCTTTCCATGATGCAACGGGGGTAGAGTAGCTGAAAAATACTTGTGTCCCGTCCGCAAGTGTGAGTTGGTTTTTATTACTTCCTAAATGTGCTAATTTCATAATTCCCCCTTATTGGATTCGTTCTATACGCATATTGTCAAAAATATGGTAATCCCCATGACCCATTTGTAATACAAACTCCTCAAACGATAAGCCCGTTTCAAAAAACTCTCTAAATTCCTCCACATCAAATAAATTGGTGTTGCCATACTGTGATTTAAGGCTTTCAAGTGTGTGAAGTTCGACAATTTCGTCTCCATTCCACATACACAAAAAAACCGCCTCTTTACTGTTGCTTAAGTCAATAGGAAACATAATTAAACCCCCAAAAGTGCTACTGCAAACATATAGCCCAAGATTGAGCCAAGAATAATAAAAGCGATAAATTCCCAAATAGTACGCATAAATCCCCCTCTTAGAATTGTGCAAAAATGATAGTGCTTTTAGATGTGTCACCCACAATAACGGTGCGATGCTCTAAATAGTCTAAAACTTGAGAATAGACATCCTCAGAATAATCTACCTCAATATCGTATGAGTCAATAATTTCTTGAATGGTCATTTCTGAGTATTCGCAACAAATGGCGATTACATCAAGCTCTAATTCTTCTTCGAATTCCTGCTCATATTGCTCAAAGTAATCAAATAAGACCTCTAAACCCTCATATGAGAATTGAGAGCCTCTATCCATACGGTTAAAAGCATCACGAAATTGTGAAAGATTGATAGTTTGTTTCATAGTTCTATTCCTTATAGGTTAGTAGTCTTAAATTAACTTAGTTGTAGTGCTTTGCTATTACTGCATATTTACCGCTTACTGCCTTGTACTGCCTTGATTCCTTAAGGGCATTAGTAAGACCCTTTACTATCTTGATTACTTCAAACTTATCATTAAGTAGCTTGTATGTTTGCATTGTTTCCCCTTCCAGGTTTTCAACTCCCCTGAGTTGTTAACGGATATCTTACCAAATTGTTTACCCCATTACAAAAATATTTTTTAATCCCTACAACTTACTCAGGTATTCATTTGACATAATTCTACAACTGTAAAAATTGCTTAAAAATTGAGCACTATCAAAGTGATACGAAACGGCCCGAATAAAGCCTTTTACAAATATGGTTAATGACTACTAACAAGAGAATAAAAACATATAGAGAGAATACTAGGAGAGAGTGCAGCAAATAGGTCTGAAAGCGTAGGAAGGGGCAGAGAGCTAGCCCCCCTCTCGTATAGCTCCCCCAAGTCCTAGCTAGACCAATGCCTCTCCCCCATAACAGATACCTTTATATCTCTCTCTATACATACGGGACACACCCCCAAGGTCTTATCCTCTCTCTATATAAATATGATACCCTCTTCCAGGATGTAAGTAAGGACTCACTAACATAGGGTAGGGGAGGGGGAAATTGTATTGGT